GCCTGCCTTGACCGGCTCTACATGGTGAGCGATGACTCCGAAAGCCTGGGGTTCATTGAGTCCTGCAAGCCCGTGATTGCCCAAGCCGAAGCCGCCCTCAACATCGAACCGTAATGTCCACTGGAGGACACATGGAATACCGACTCCTGAAGCGCAACGAAATCATCCAGGCAACGGACGAACTCCTGCGGGATGACTGTCAGACCTGGGAACCCTTCACGGTGATGAGCCAGTGGGCAATCGGGACGAGGTTCGACCCCGCCACCAATGTCCCGGTTCGCCGCCCCCTCTAACTCCTGTCCATCCTCTTACCCCATCCATAGGAGCCAGCCATGGGCTGCGACATCCACTCATACGCCGAACGCAAGGCAGCCACGGGACGGTATGAAATCGTTCCTAACCTTTTCCCGTTCGACTCCCGCAACTACGGCACCTTCGGGTTCCTCGCCAACGTGCGGAACTACTCCGAGGTGCCGCCCATCGCCCCGCGCCGGGGGTTCCCCGAAGATGCCAGCCCCGAGGCTACCGCCGACTACGAATCCTGGAGCAGCGATGCCCACAGCCCTTCCTGGCTGACCGTCAAGGAGTTGAGCGAGTTCAACTATGACGCCGAGATGGAGGACCGCCGCTGCACCCGCAACGGAAACGGGGGAAGCACCTGTGAACCCGGCGAGGGGCAGAAGATGACCTACCGGGAGTTCTTCGGAGAATGGTTCTTCAAAGACCTCCAAGCACTCCAGGACGCTGGGGCTGATCGCATCGTGTTCTGGTTCGATAACTGAGCCTGTCCAGGAGCCCCACCCCGTGATCCTCACCCAGCAGAAGTTGATCGAGCAGCTGCGGGCCCACGACATCCACGTCGGGCCCCAGACGATCCATGCCTGGGTGAGGGCAGGGGCCCCGACCAAGCCCGGCTGGAAGAAGCCCCGGTTCATCCTGGCCCAGGTGCTGGCCTGGCTGGAGGCCGTGGGGCAAGTGGATCCGCTGGAGCTGGAGGTCCGGGATAGACTGTTTCACAAGAGCCTCAAGAGGACCGGATGACACGCTGGCTGTTCAAGCGGGGCAAGTTCTACTGGTACCGCTTCAGCATCGGCGGGATCGAGTTCACCGGCAGCACGAAGGCCACCGACAAGGCCACCGCCATCACCATCGCCGAGATCGTGCGACGGGACACCGTCCTGGGTGGTCACGGCGTCCGGAAGGCCCCGACGCTTGGCGCGGTGGCTGCTGAGTGGCTGGGGAGCCGCGGCAAGTCCGCCAGCCCCTCGCACCGCCGCGCAGCTCGGCAGAGCCTGGAGGCCCTGGGGACGCTCACGAAGCTCCCCCTAGACCGCCTCACCACCCCGACCATCCAGTCCTGGCAGGCGGGTCACCTCCAGGACCACAGCCCGGCCAGCACGAACCTCGTCCTGCGCTACCTGAAGTTGTGGGTGCGCTGGGCCCTGGGCCAGAAGCTGATCCGGGAGATGCCCTACACTGTGAAGCCCACCAAGCAGCAGCAGCGGCCCCGCCCGGTGGTGGAGGACGTGGCTGGGTTCCTGGCCAAGGTGGACACGGGCGTCAGGAACCACCAGGTGCCCGCGGCCGTCCGCTTCGCCCTCATGCTGGGTGTCCGGGAGGGCGAGGTGCTTCAGGCCCGCTGGGAGTGGCTGCGCGACGGGGCCTACACCGTGGCGGGGAAGACCAAGTCCTCGAAGATTCGCACCATTCCCGTTCCCGAGGCGCTGCGGGTGTCCCTCATGCAGATGCTGGCGGCCAAGGAGTATGGCCCCTCCCGGGTGCCAGACCTCGGCCTGATCTTCCCCGGCACGGGCGGTAAGCCCCACAAGCAGGGCTGGCTGCGTCAGGCGCTCAAGCGGGGCGGCATCGACGGTCTGGGCATGCACCGGTTGCGGGCCACGTTCATCACCCTGCACCTGCGAGCTGGAGCCCCGAATAAGGAGGTCCAGGACATGGCCGGGCATGAGGACATCCGGACGACCATGCTCTACACGGAGAGCAGCCAGGACGTGAAGCGGAAGCAGCAGGACAAATTGTGGGCTTGATACAAAAAGCGCTACAAGCGAATCCTGAATCCGCGTGAACCCGCACCGTTACTGACTCCATACGGTCCACCCCAACGATTCGTAATCAGCAGGTCGCAGGTTCGAATCCTGTAGTTGGCTCCACAATAAAGCCCCTAGGTTCATTACCTGGGGGCTTCTTGTTGCTAGGTGTCAGGGTGCAGATTTGGCGAAAATTGCACGGATTTGCACCGTTTTTGGAGGTTTGGGCGTTACAAATTCTGATACAGCCTCACCGGACCCCCATACACCCGAAGCTTACCGAGAACTGAGCACCGTCCTGGCTCGGGTTGAACGGCCCATTGCTGTCTGTGCCAGTCCACGCCAGGGTGGCTCCACTGACTGGGGCCGGTGTGACCGTCACCGTGGTTCCAGCGGAACTGTAGTCCGTGTTCGAGGTTGTGCCTGCACCTGGGTTGGGAATGTAGGTGGTGGGAGTAGACCCCAGCTCTTCTTGGGCGTAAGCCAGCAGGAAGTCACCGGTCACCGCGTGGCTCACGTTCCCATACTGCCCCACCCGCATGGACTCAGCCACACCACCCGCCACCCGGGAGAGCGAGGCGATACGCACCCAGTTGACGTCCACGACGGTGGTGTTGATTGACACCCCGGCGATGTTGACCGTCAGGGGCTGCGGAGCCCCAGTGTTGGACTTCGCCCAGACGGAAGAGATGTAGGTGGAGGCCGCTACCGTGGTCGCGACCCCTGAAAGGAAGCTGGTGTCGCCAGCCGTCGTCCCGGCCCCTTGGTTGAACTGGACCCGGCTGGCGGCTCCCGCCGTGCCGTCTGGGCCTGGGGCGAAGGCGGCGGTGATTACTGGGATTGCTCCAGTTCCAGCTGAAGATTTTCCCCACGATGCGAAGGTGTTGGAGATCTGTATGATGTTGGTCCGTGGGGTCGTGGAGAGCGGCAGGGTGCCCTGCCAATCCGTCTGGGTTAGGGCAGATACCGCGGGGGCCCCCGCCACGTCCCCCGATGGGTCCATGAGCGTGAAGACCGTCTGGACGCCGTTGCCAATGGCGAATTGGAAGTTGTTAACGGCGCCCATGGAGGCTCCTAGGTGTTCGCGATGACGGCGACCTTGAAGGACTGGCCCTGAGGAATGCTGAAATACTCGGTGGCATTGGCCGCCAGGCGCCGGGTGGTGGTGGTTGCCGTGGGGTTCGTGCCGAACTCGATGGAGCAGATCGCATCGCAGTGAATTCGGACGAAGGTCGTCTTGGCGTTGAAGGCCGACGACTGAACGCTGCCTCCCCCGATGGCCACGGTCTGGTTGGCGATGGGGGGTTCCAGGCTCATCGGCATGGTGAGATGCCGGTCATCCTGGCCCTGCTGGGTGAGTTCGGTGATGTAAAGAACTGCCATGACTACCTCCGGCGCTGAACGTCAGCGATCTTGTTGACGGTTGCTTTGATTTCCTTAATGTCGTCGCGCATCTCAGCGCGATCACGAACAGCCACCTGCTCCACTGCCTGGGCGTGGTCGATGATTCCCTTATCAGAGAGTTTGAGCAGTTTCACCTCACCTTCGTTCACCGTCTGACGGCGGTCGTTTAGAATGAGCGCCCCAGTGAGGGTGAAGGCCAGGCCAATGATGGCGAGGATCGACGGGATGTTGATGGTGAACTCAGCGGACCACTTGCGTCTCTCTGGCATAAGGCAGTCCTCCCCGTCCGCAACGGGACAAGCTTTAGGTGGGCGTTGATGGTCACGAAGGGTCATGGCTACGCTCGGCTCCCGCCCGTCACGAACCAAGCGCTTGCGATGGGGAAGTAGGTCAGCTCAACGCAGCCGTACTGAGCGAAAGTGATATCCAAGGACCCCCCAATGAAGATGCGGTTCCCCGTCGCTGATACAACGTCGTGTGAGATGGTCATAACGAAGGCCGTGTAGTTCAAGATGGTGATCTTCCGGCCTGCGGGGCTCGTAGGCGGTACCAAGCCAGTGATGCTGAAGTCCGCAGTGGGACCCGTCACATAGAGGTTGCTGCCCGTGACCGGAAGCGCCACGTCGCTGTTAACGCCGTTCACCATGGCGAGCGCCACCTGAGGGCTGCGGGGGACGTTGACCACCAGCTCGGTGAGCGTCTCGATCTTGCCCGTGGTGGTTTCAAGGAAGGTATTGGAGCCAGTGGTGAGCGAGAGCGCGCTCGAGGCATTGGCCAAAAGGTTCCCGCGGATGATGTTGAAGTCCGAGTTGGCACCTTCGGCAATGGCCCTAACCTGCTTGGGCGCTACTGCCGTGTCCGAGACCAGGTTGCCCTCGAATAAGCAGTAGGTCGTGTTGTCGAAGTCGATGCCTCCAGAGAAGCCGTCACCGCTTCGGTTCGAGCGCATGATCGTGTTGCAGGTCACTGCCACGTTTTTGTTCCCGGCCCCATCTCCGATGGTCAACAGGATCCCGCGGGTCGCGGAGTCACTGATCGAATTCCCAGTGATCACGCCGTCTTCAAGATCCGATGCGGTGATGCCACTTCGATCAGTCGATCCAGTACAGGTGTTCCCTTCTACGGAAAATGAACGCAAGTTAACCAATTCGATGTTTGTGTAGCAGTTACCCACTGTGTTCTGCGAGATGACCATTCCCGACTGCACACCGCTGGCCGCCAGGGTCCCGATGTAGAGGCCTCCCAGCAGGCACCCGGATACGGCGTTCTGGGTGATGCTGACGCCCGAGATGGCTCCTCCATTGGCCTGGTATGTGGTGATGCCCTTGCGTTGCGCCCCGGTCACCCGGTTGTGAGCAACGGATCCTTCCTTGGTTGGGGCACCCGCTCCAAGACTGACGATCTGGATGCTGTGGTTGTCGCTGATCCCAACCACGCCGTTGGCATCCAGGACATTGCCCAGGATGCCGAATCCAACCTGGCCCTCCCACCAGATGCCGGAATAGTAGGTGTCGTGGATGTAGTTCCGAGTCACCACGTTCCGGGATCCGCCCGTCAACTTGACGCCGAAGGCCTTCGAGCCATTCCCCTTGTTGCCATCCAGTTCGAACCCAGTGATCAGAATGTCATCGCCAGGGCCGTAGAAAATGCCGTTGTTGTAGCCAAGGTCCACGCCCCCCTTGACGACGATCCGGCAGCCGTTCCCGAGGTAGGTGGACCCGGTGTAGGCCAGCAGGCCAGCGCTGATGGTGTAGGTCACCCCGTTGGTGAATTCCAGGGTTCCCCCCTTGGCTGCCAGCATCGCCGCCTGCACCACGGAGGTGTCGTCTGGCGTGTTCCCGGGGCCGAAGTCCGCCACGTTGATGGTGTCGGCGTTCTTGCTGTGCTGGGTCCGCGCAATGCTGTCGGTGGCGACCAGTTTGACCCCTACCAGTGCATCTCCAAGCAGGGGGTCCGTGGTATTCGAGAAGTCGTTCAGCAACCCAGAATTTTCCGACGGCGACGAGAAGACCAGCAGGCCCTTCTTGTTCTTCACCATGATCGAGTAATCGGTGTTGGTGAAGATCTTCGCGGGGGTCCCATTCTGGGCTGGGTAGCCGCTGAGGGTGCGGATCGGCTGCGCCGCGGGGATGGTCATGGCCTGGTCCAAGAACACCGCAATGGGGTTCGACTGGGGATCCGTGTTCGCGGTCCCGATGTAGATGAAACCCGCATCCAGCGCGGTTCCGTCGGTGTCGGTGAAGAACCCGTAGGGATTGAGGACCTCGTTGCTGGGCATGTTACTGCTCCCCTTCGGTGGTGGGTTGGTCCTGAGGTGTGCCCAGGGAGAGTAGGCGCTTGAATATGGCCCCTTCTTCTGCGCTGCCGGGCTTCACGGTGGGCAGCTTCATCAGCAGGTTGCGCATGGGTGCGGATTCATAGGCCCGGGCGAGGCCCCCGATGGTCGCGGCGCCGGCAGTGGCACCCATGGGGCCGCCCAAGGTCTTGCTGAGCAGATCAGCCGCCAGGATGGGGACCGCATGCATGCCGTTCTGGGGCACGTTGGAAGCCACAGAGGCCCGCTTGGTCAGATCCAGTGCCCGGACGAGCCCCTGCAGCCGCTGCTCGTCAGCCCCCTTGAAGAACACCCCTACCGGAGCCCCCAGGCGCTTGACCTCGGAGACGAACTTGACTGGGCTGAGGTTGTCAACCCCGCCAGACTTCTCCAGGGCCTTGCTGAGCACCGCTATGCGGGCATTGGCCTGGCCCTGCGCGGTAAGTCCACTGTTGAGGGCGGCCACATCACTCGGCTTCTGGCTGAAGAGCATCTTCTGAACGACTTCGGGGGTCTGCTCGCCACGCTGCAGGACGCCACGGAGGGTGTCGTTCTCGAGCTCGCCAGCCATCTGGGATAGCCGCTTGTTGGCCACCATCCACCTGTTGTAATCAGGCTTCCCGCCATTGGTCAGGATGTAGTCGCCGATGTCTTCCTTGAGCGGCTTGTAGATGGCGCTCAAGGCCTTCTCGCCGATCCCCTTAACCGCGGTGAGCTCGGGGGCCTTGAACGCCTCCCCGATCTGCTTCCGGAGCGTCTCGATATTCCCCAGGTCCTGCCCCTGGATGGCCTGGCGCCAGTCGGCAAGCCGGGCGATGACCGGGTTGACCGAATCCGTCCTCAGGGCCGTGAGTTTGGCGATCTGGTTATCGATCTCGGCCACGGTCCGGTCCGTGGTGACGGCGCCGGCCTGCGAGATCTTCGACACTACACCGGACTTCATGCCCGAATACTTCGTCAGGTCCGCGCTACGCTTAGCCAGCAGATCCGCCATGACGTTGTCAGAGGCCTGGGCCAGGTCGCCCGCACCGTATTCGGTCAGCAGGTCCCTGACCGCCTGAACTCGGGTGGCCTGCTGAGCCTTCCGGGTCACACCGGTCCCGATGAACGGGATCTTCTCGCCGGCCGCCTGCAGCCACTTCGAGGCGAAGGTGGTGGGCGGGAGCACGTCGGAGGTCATGGGCTTGATGCCCAGGCCCTCAGCCTCCTGGACGGCGGTGTCCAGCGCGTAGGCGTTCTTCAGGGTGCGGGGCTGGGCTGCGATGCCTCCCAGCAGGCCCCCGGTGATGCCCGCCACGGTCTGGCCGGTGGGCCCGAAGCCCATCTCTTTGGCGGTTGCGGATGAGACACCAGTCCCGGCAGCGCCAACCACCTGCTGGGCAGGATTCTGGGCGAGGAGGTTCCCCGCTGCCTGGCGGATGGTGGGGGTTGGGTTCACCACGGGCGCCGTGGGGGATTGGAGAGCCTTGCCCATCTGGACCGTGCCCAGGCCAGCGCCGGCGGCCTCCGCCCCAGCCTGGACGATGCGCTCAGCACCCGTGCGCGGGCGGTAGACGCCCAACTTGTCCATGAGGAGGTTCAAGCCATCGGACGGGGACAACTGATGATGCTTCGGGTCCACGCCCAGGTGGTCCAGTAGGCTGTTGATGCCGTGGGCTAGAGGATCGAGCATCTTGGCGGCCGCCACGACAGCGGGCCCCTCGGGACCGACAGCCAGCGAAGCAGCATAGGGTGCCAAGCCACGAGTCGCTGCGCCAACCAAGCCGGCCGCCGTTGTCTCGGGCTTCGCGGCGTCGGGCGCCGGCTGCTGAGCCACAGAAGCAGGAAGAGGAGCACCCGGGTTGTGCGATGGCAGCATCTGGGGCGTGACCTCGTGGGAGGCCATCATCTGGGGCGCCGGGGCCCCGCCACCAGCACGAGCCGCGGCAACCCGGTCCTTCACCTGCTGGGAGTTCGGATCCACATCGTCAGGGATGCCCCTGATCGTGATTCCGTCCTTGGTGACCACATCGTAGGGCATTGGGTCACCAGTCCACGGTGACGGTGCGGGTCTTGGGGGTATCCCCGGGCGCCGTGTAGGTGGGGAGCCCCGGGTTTCCGCCGCTCTCCTCGTAGCGCTTCAGCCACTTGGCCGCGCCGGGGATGGGCTTCTTGGTCCATTCCTCGATGGACTTGAGGGTGTTGTAGGCGTCCTCGGTCAACTGGGGAGGAGGCGGTGCAGCATTGGGCGAGAGCCCCTTGAAGGCCTTCAGATACTGGGCCTCGTTCTGGTTAAGTTTGGTGAGCAGCATGCTGCTGAAGGCCACCAGGTTCGCCTTGCGCTCAGGGATCGGACGGAACGGGTTGATCCGATCCTTCCAGCCTTCCCGCTCACCCACGCTGCCGGCGCCGGGGACGTAGGCCTTGGCCATCTCGGGCCCGATGCCTTCCACAAGATCCTGGACTTCCTGCAAGTCGGGGTTGCCGCCCGGGCCTTGCTCCTTGAGCTTCCCGCCGACCCAGTTCAGGCCCTTCATCCCCATGTCGGGCATCCTCTTGAAGACGTCCTTGAGGTGCCCCAGGTGGCCCATCACGGTCATGATCGAGTTGTTGCTCTGCCCGATCTTGCCGGTGTCGGCTTCCTTCTGAGCGTTCTGCCGAAGGGCGAAGGTGCCCTGGTTCAGGGACGGGTCCATGGCCCGAGCCTTGACGATGGCGGGGCCCAGGATCTCGTCCTTGAGTTCGCGGGCGGTGGGCCACTTCCCGCGGCCTTGGACGAAGGCGAGCGCCGCCTGGTGGATGGCTGTCTCCCTGTCCACACCGGCCGCCTGGTTGGCGCCGCCGATCTGCACGAGTGGCGTCTTGGGGGCCGGGAGGGCGCCCTCCAGTTTCACCGGCTGCCCATCGGGGCCCTGCGCGAAGACCGCAGGCTTCCCGGTCTTGGGGTCGATCCCCTCGTGCCAGCCCTTGGGCCCAGTCGCAGGCTTCTCTGCCAGGAGCTTCGCTGTCTCGGCCTCGGTCTTGGCCAGTTCAGCAGGAGCCTTCTGAATCTTCACGAAGTTCTCGGCGTATTTCTCGGGGCCGAGGACGCTGGCGAGGATGATCCCCATGGAGGTGTTGACCGACCGTGGATCCGTCTGGATGACCTTGATCATGTTCTCGGTGCGGGCGGCGTCCTGGGGCTTGCCTGAGTTCTTCTGCGCCTCGGCCTGCTGCTGAAGAACCTGGACTGCTGCATCGGCGTTCCCAGCGTTCAGGGCGGCATGGACGGGAAGCATCTGGTCCAGCGCGGCCTTCCGCTGCTGCTCCCCTAGCTGTTCCTGGCTGATCTTGAAGTCCTTGGCCAGGGAGGGGTATTTGATCGACAGCTTGAGCAGGGTCTGCGGGTCAGGGTTCTCAGCGGCAGCACCCAGTTCGAGCTGCATGGCCGCCTGCTGCTCGGCCTTCATCTTCTCGATCTTGCTCTTCAGTAGATCGTCAGAGATGGCCATGCCTTCCTTGATGCCGCCGAAGACCGTGGCCGACATGTCCCCGGCCGCCGTAGGCTGCACCGCGTAGTTGTGAGGCGTTTCATTGCCGCCGAAGATCCCACCGTTTGGCATCAGAACATCCCATTCGCTTTGCCATAGCCGCCATAGGCCTTGCTCATGGCCCCGAAGACGCTATTGGTCAGGTTGGCATTCGCTTGTCCATTGGCCAGAATCCCGCCGGCCTGCGCGGTTCCGATGTTTCCCATGAGGTTCGCCACGTTGGTCCCGGTCTGAAGCCCCGCCGAGGCCTGGCCCGCCGCGGCAGCCTGGCCAATCTGGACCTGCTGACCTAGACGACCATACTGCTGGTCAATGAGCTGGCTGAGCAGTTGGGGGCGGAATGTGGCCAGAGCCCCCTGGGTGTTCCCGCCCCGTAGACCGCCCGTAGCTGAGGCGTTCTGAAGGATGGAGTTCTCGCCCTGCTGGGTGAGCGCGGTGAACTGGGGTGATCCCTGTAGGGCGTCGATGGCCTTCTGCTGGGCCTCCGGTCCGTTGGTCCCCAGGAGATCCTGCTGGGCCGATACCGCGCTGGTCCCAGCGTCCACGAAGGGCTTCAACAGATCCTTGATCTGCATGAACTGGTTGTGCTGCTCCTCGATGCCGGACTGAGCAGCGGCCTGCTGGGCGCCAGCGGCTCCCTTGGCTGCCTGCTTCGCCTGATTCGAGGCCACCATGCCACCGACCACGGTGATGGCGGCCGCGCCTACAAACCCCCACGTCATAGCAGCTCCTTCGGAGTGGGCTCACACCCGAGCACGTTCGGCGTCACCACGCGGCTCTCGATCAGCGCCATGTCCTGGGTGTTGTCCAGGTTCAGGTGGGCCGAGAAGAACACCACGTGGGTGGTCGCGTAGAGGAGCGGCTTCACGCCACCCTTCACAACGGTCATGCATGGCCCCGTCATGGTCCTCATGCCGTCCTCGGTGAGGAAGGTGACAGTCCCCTGGGCCACGATGAGCCCATCGTCCTGAGCGTGGATCTTGCCAGTCAGGAAGGTCTCGGCCTCCATCTCGAACTTCCGGAAGTAGAGACCCGGCACGAACATGTGCTCCGCGGGGATCAGGTCGATCGGACCGAGCTGGGCCATGAGGCTTTCGGCCTGGTAGATCGCCCGACGCACCTTGTCCGGATCGTGCTCCACAGCCCCGAATCCGGCCTCTCCTACTCGGTGCGTGATCATGCCGCCTCCACCACGTGGGTGAGCGGCCGGCAGCTCATGATTCTCGACCTGATTCATTGTAATCCTATTCGACCTGGGCGTAAGCCCCGTTGACGGTGATTGCGGAATTTGCATCGGATTTAATCTGGAGAGTTCCTGCTGTTTGGAGGGTCTGGCCCTGGGCCTCAAAACAGTCGTAGGTGTCTCCAGCCGCCACAGTCCTAGCACTGATGAGGATGTTGCCCGCCGTGGGACCTCCACCAGAGGGGACGAGATACACCGTGACGGTCTGTGCCACGCCCGTGGAATTTGTGAAGGTCAGCTTCTTGATGACCGCTGAACTGTTCGCCGGTACCGTGAGATAGGCCACTGGCGATGTGGTCAACTGGGCGGGGGTGATGGTCTTCGTGGTGACGGTGGCCATGGGTGCTCCCTATTCGTGGTAGAGGTTGGGCGAGATGACCCACTGGAGGACTTCCGTTGCCGTAGCAGTGCCGGAAAGGATCTTGGCGACCACCTGGACGTATTCGCCGGGGTTGATGACCAGCGGGGCCTCGAAGTCGAACTGGATGCCCTGGGCAGCACCCCCGGCCACCGTTCCGATGGGCAGGCTGATCACACCGACGGGCTGGATGCGACGCGCCTTGGCGGTGTTGGTGGCGAATGAGGCAGAGTCGGCAGTGACCGTGCCCAGGGACAACTGAGTGCCGCCCCAGGCCAGGGCAACGGCGAAGGTACTGGGCGTAGTCGCTACCGCCACAACAGAGTTCACCAGATCAACCTTGATGCCCCGGATCTTCATGGTGCGCGGGGTCTGGTTCACACCACCGGCAGGGTTCAGCCAGCTTGCGACGATCACATCCGTAGCCGAGGTCGCGGGAGCGTTCATCTGGAAGATGCCGCCCAGGAAGGCACCGAGAGCCGCAGTGGTGTTCGTGGCCGCAGCTGCAGCAGGAAGCGCACCATTGGCCCACTGGACCTGGGAGGAACCCATCGTGCCACCGTTGAGCCCCTGCATCCCCAAGCCGCAGGAGGCCATCTGGTTTGCCCAAGTCATCTGGCTGGAGATGTCCATCAGGGTGACCGTGACATCGCCCATCTTGATGATCGTGTTGGGGCTGGAGGCGACCACGCCGGAGTTGTATTTCATGATGTAGATCGGCAGGGCGGTGGTCACGAACGGCTGGCCCTGAGGGCCCGGGATCACCTGCTCACCCAGCAGGATGTCGTCCAGCCAGTATTCGATCTCCCGCTCACCGACCACGATGACAAACTTGTGGTTGGTGTTCGTCCCGAGGCTGGCGATGGAGGTGGTCAAGTCCTGCTTCACGGCGGTGCCGCTGTTGTAGCGGATCACACCGAACAGCCCAGCCGAGGTCATCTCGAACCAGACACCGTCCACTGGGTCTGTGCCAGCGCCGGGGATTCCCAGGCCGCACTGGAAGGTCTCGTTGGTGATCATCGCACGGTCAATTTGGAAGGTGAACTCAAGAGCAAGCGGAGCGGTCCCGATCAGGGGGAAGTAGCGCCAGGACTGGAGCGCGGCGTAGTTGCCCGACACCGTGCTGGTGCCGGCGGCATTCACATTGAGGAACCCCGCCGACTGGGTCATGGTCATCGTGGTGAAGGTGTGCTTCCACAGACCCGTGTTCTGAGCGGTGGCGTTGAAGGTATCGGTGAACATCACCGTGTCGGTGCCGGTCCTGAGGCGAAAGTCCTGACTGACCTCTGCCGACTTCAGGTAGGGGCTACCGGTGTGGGTGCCGTCATCGTTCTCGTTGAACACGCGGACCCCACCCGTGTAGTCCGGGTCCTGAGACAGGGCAACTTTGACGTTCCCGCCAAGATCCAGGTTGGGTGCGCCTACGGCGACATCGAGAGGCATGATTGCTCCTTAAATCCAGGCCCAGTTGAGCGTGAAGGTTCCTTGCATCTTGTGGATGGAACGCCCGTAGATCGTGAACCCAGTCGCGGCGACGATAGACCCGGGCACGAATGACGCGAACTCTGGGAGGTAGGCATGGTCCGATTCGGTGTGGTCCGCGCTGGTGGTCCTCGTGACCCACACGCGGACATGGCTGCCGGCCAAGATCCCTGCCTGGCCAATCACCGCCACGGACGCCTCGTTCGACCCTGGATAGGCCCCGAAGTCGATGGTGGCTGTCCCGAAGGTCTCAGCGACACCTGGCCCACCGCCTGGAGAAGCCCATGTGCCGTCATCCCGCAGGAACAGCGCCCCGGTCCCAGCCGAGGCGGGGACAAGGCCCTCTGTAGACCCGGCGAAGGCAGGCGCGACGATGGGGTCAGCACCCGTCCCGGTCCCGGTCAATGGCGCGGTGACGGAAACGGTGGACAGGAACGTCCCAGCAGGGGACACGATGGAAGAAACGCGGGTCCCAGTGATCTTCTCTACAGATGTGATGGTCCAGCCCCCACCCTGATACCGGATGATGACCTTTCCGATCACCACGAACTCAGTGAAGAGGGTGGCCAATTGGCCTAGATTCAGGCTCCCGAATGTGGCGCTCTGTTGGCTGGCCAATGACCCGTTGCTCTGCCCCTGGACCCACAGATACCGGTAGGCTTGAGACCCAGCGTCAGCGGAGGCCGGGACAGCCACAAGCCACACGGACATGTAGCTATTGTTGGCCATGAGGGTCTGGACCCAGTTGGGGGTCACAAACTCATTCCAGTAGGGGTTGGCGCCAGACACCGGGACGAAATCAGCGGCGGCGGTCGCGAAGGTGCTGGCCCCAGTGGATGTCAGGTAGATCTGGGTATACGGGCCGTCGTCCGGTAGGGCCGGGACGGTGGTGTGGATGTCCTCATCATGGACGGAGGCGGGGGAGACGGCCGGCCTGCGGTCTGCGGCGGTGGTCGATGCCAGGGCATACCCGGACATGTCCCCGCCCGTCTCCAGGTAGGTCCCGATGGTCCGGTGGAACTCCTCGTGGGCATGCCAGTCCATCATCCCGTGAGTCTCACGGATGGCGAACTTGTCAGATGCCCCGTAGTTCACAAAGGCGATCATCAACTGGTCGAAGGTCCAGGATGTGTTCTGCCAGACGAAATTGGCCCCGTCATAGAGCAGGAACCAAGGCCCGTTGGTGTTCGGGTGCGGGTCGCTGACCCAACCCGGGACGAGCCCGCGGACCACCGTCCCCTGCCAGTAGGCAGAGAAGGAGCCGGTGAGCGTCACGGTCCTCGCCCCAGAGTCGTAGGTCACTACGATGGCCTCAGGGTCTGAGAAGCCAGTCGTTTCCTTGGTGATAGTGTTCGGCGGCTGGGGCTGGTAGCCCTGGGCCTTGGTCCACGCTTTGGAATTGCCTGGGTACTCGGTTTCCAGCGCCTCCATCTGCGCCGTGATCCTGGCGAGGGTGGCTTCGATCGTTGCCGAGGACGCCACAGGGATGTCGGCGTAGGTGTCCCCCCCGCCCACTGCCTGGACGTCGTCCACCACACTGAACAGCTTCTCGAATTGCTTGATCGACTCGGCGTCGTTCAGGAACGAGGCAAGCTGGGCGCGGGAGAGTTTCAGCCTCTGGACCATCTCAGACCGCCAGCGGTTCGAGCCGCGCTTCGAGCCGGATGAACGAGAGCCTGGCCGTGCTGTCCCCACGGAACCGCTGGACCCGCCAGTTCTGCATCACTCCCTGACGGCGCCAGACCAGCCTCTTATTGCGGTCCCCACGCTTCCCGCAGGAAATATACCGATCCTGGCTCCAGACCTCGCCATCAAGGGAATACGACGTGCTGATCTGTGGGTCATCCCCCAAGGCGATCCGGCCAGGCAGCGCCACGAGCTCAAGCTCATTGAAGATTGCGCCCATGCCGCCGTTGTAGACGATGAGCGTCCCGAACTCCCAGCGGACCTTCTCCCCCCAGTGAGAGCCGACGTCCTGGGTCATGTAACCCACCGCGGCTGACTTCGGGTCAGTCACGAGCCACTGGTTGTAGCACCAGACGAAGTTCCGAGCGCGATACTGGGCGAAGCCCACCACGGAGGTCGTATGGGTGAACCACACCGGGCCACCCACGGTCTCACCCACGGCCCCGTCGAAGACCAGCGTCCTATCCGGAAGGTGGACCAGCAGGAAGTGGTTGTTCCGATCAACGCGGGACTCGAGCAGGACGCCAGCCAGCTCCTCCTCGGTGAAGGTGGCCAGGATGGTGTCCACCTCCTGGGTGCTGATCTTCGTGACAGTGGCATTGACCCCAACGTAGACACCCGGGGGCTCATTCCGGCCCCCGCCCACGAAGGCCACGGACTCCATGTAGACGCAGCAGGCATGAGTCCCGACTGCACCCTTCTGGATCTGAGCCCCCTCGATCCTTTGGAACGGGAAGAACGACCCGCCCACGTTGTCGAAGACCTCGATGGTGTAGCGGTTGACGGCATAGACTTCATTCCGGATCTTCTTGAGGGCCACGACTGGGTCTGGGTCGGCTTCCGAGGACCCATATTTAAGGGGATTAACGCTGAACGGGTCGGTCAACTCCGTGACGACCAGGTTGGTGCCGTCCGTGGTCATGAAGTAGCCATCGACCCAGACCACATCCACCACCGTGCCCAGGTCGCTGTCGGTCACCTGGAGGAGCTGCGCCCCATTCCAGTAGTAGAGGCCTCCCCCGGCCGCAATGGCGAGGAGGTCAAAGCTGTAGGTCATGGAAACCTGATCGGACCCAGGCAGGCCGATGGTGCTTAGCACGGAAGTGTTCCCTGTCGGCCCAACTCCGACTAGATTCCCACCCATCACGCGGTAGCATCGGCCGTTCCAGTTGATCCCCCCACGGCCGATGCCGGGCCCGGTCCCGTTCTGCGCGATCCCATCACCAGGGCGCAGATACCCCTGGCTGATCCCGCTGTCCTTGGGGACCGGGACCAGGTTGACGGGATACGACGACCGGAGCTCGGGGCCGTTGTCGGTGTAGATCCCGCTGAGAATGGGGATTTGAGACATGGGCTACCCGATCCGCCAGGCCGCGCCGTCTGAGAAGACCGGCACAGTGTTGGCGCCGCCACCCACGACTGCGGCTCCGATTCCGGCGGTCAGGGTCTGAGTGGCGTTGTTCACCGTGGCCCTGGCACCGGCTCCAGCGGTAGCAGCTGCGGGGAGCGAGGCCACGGCCACAGCGGAGACTTTGCTAAAGCTGGATAGGACGACGGACGTGCCCGTTGCGGCTCCAAGGACCGGCGTGGTCATGGTGGGGTTGGTCAGGATGGGCGTCACAAGGGTGGGCGACGTTGCGAAGACGGCGGATCCAGTGCCTGTCTCATCGGTCACGAGCGCGAGCAGGTTGGCGCTGGATGGGGTCGTCAGGAAGGTGGCAGCCCCAGCAGCCAGACCGGAAATCCCCGTCGAAACCGGGAGGCCTGTGCAGTTGGTGAGCGTCCCCGAGGCGGGAGTCCCGAGCACCGGAGCGGTCATGATGGGCGCCGTGAGGGTCTTGTTTGTGAGGGTCTTGGCCCCCGTGAGTGTGTCCACCTCCACGTTGTTGCTCTTGAGGACGCCGGCCCCCTTGGGAATCAGATTGATCGAGATATCCGTGTCGTTGCCGGTGGCCGACAAGGACGGCGAACCGCCTGTGGCCGCATTGGTCAGGGTCAGTTCGTTGACGGCTGCCCCCGTGGCCACCACCTTCAGCAGCTCGTTGGAGTTCGCGTCGTTGATCCCCGCCGTCAGGACGATGTTGGCGAAGGTGGAGGTGAAGTTCTGGCTCTGGCAGTACCAGGTGGACTGGAGCTTGTTGAATCGGAGCTGGAAGAACCCGCCAACCCCGAGGGTCGTGGGGGCTCCGACCATGGTCGACCCGTTCCCGGCCACAGTAAGCGCCGTAATGGCCTGGCTGGAACTGACGATGATCGACTGGCCGTCATAGCAGTCTGCCGTGGCCGGCAGCGTGATGGTCCCAGCCGCGAAAGGCCCTGTGGGGTTCAGGATCAACCAGACATTGGTCGTCTGTGCGCCCATCAGGTAGTTGAACCCGCTGTTGGTGGGGGCGTTGATGAGCGTGGTGAACTCCGGAGACGCGAAGTTCGCCTCGATGAAGTCCAAGAGGACCGACAGCGATGCCTTCCGGCTGTCGGCGTTGGCGTCGGACCACACCACCAGCTTGTCGCCAGCGGACAGGGACGAAACGGTGGATAGCTGGTTGATGGTGGTCATGGAACCGCCTATTCGAAGGTGAGGGCGCTGTCGGTGCCAGCGTCGAGGGGGTCAGTGGGGGTTGGCAGGAAGGTCCCACCGGTTCGGCGCGGCTTGTTGCCGGCCCCCGCGGGCGTCGTGTGCGGGAACTGCATCTCAGGCGGGAAGCAGGCCCGGGCCAGCAGGGTGTTGTAGGCAGCCTTGGCGGTGGTCTTGGTCTCAACTGGGACGGTCTTCCCGATTGACGGCGCGATCCGGATGCCCAGGTTGGTGATGATCGCCTCGTAGGCGCTGTCGGGCACCTGGGAGGGCTCGTCCAGGTCGTTGTCGTCGGGGCTGCCGGGGATCGGGTAGGACAGGCGGATCCCCTTGGCGTTCCACTCGGCCATCATGGCGTCCAGGCGCCGCATCGCGCTTTCGAGGTCCTCCGGCGAGAGGTCGAAGGCGTAAGAGGCGATGCCCAGCTCCTCGTAGGCACCCTCCACGAATTGGCGCTTCGAGTAGCCCATGTCAGGCCTCCTGGTTCAGGGCGGCTTCGATGCGCTCGGCCAGCTTCTTGTCCCCAATGCGGGGGCTGAACTCAATCCCGAGCTCGGTGGCCTTGGCCTCGAGTTCCTCACGGGTGGGCGGGGCCTCGTCGGCATCAGCCTCGTGGGCCTCGGGAGAGGTCAGAGGGGCCTCCGTTGCCGTGGCCTCGGTCGCCTCGCCAACGGTGCTGAACCAACCACTTCCCAGGGCCTGCTCGTACTCAGCCAGGGACTTGACCAGTTTGTTGCTCTCGCCGGGCCGGAAGACCCAGCGCGGGAAGTCCTTTTCGGTTAGCACTTCTTCCCCCCGCCCTTCATGCCGCCCTTCGCTGCAGGCTTGGCCTTGGGGGTCTTCTTGGGTGCCTTGCTCTTGCTGGACTTGGCCATGACGTTCTCCTTGGTTCGGTTGAGTGAGGGGAGGGACCGAAGCCCCTCCCCATGTGTTCAGGTCTAGCTGAGCCGGTAGGTGATGAAGGTGTTCGCGGCCGTCTTCACGGTCCGGAAGTGACCGGAGGTGAGGGTGGCCACCGTTCCGGAGCCCACGATGGTGTGGCCCGCGGCGGCGGTGACGGTGAAGGCGTTGGCACCGGTTGCGATGGCTGACCAGTCGAAGCTATCGCCGATGGCCAGGTCGAAAGCGGCATCAGAGACAGTGCCGGTGTCGAGGGTGGCGGTCACAGCGGCAGCCGTGGTGGAAGTGACGATCCCGCCGCCGATGAGGGCGGAGGTCAGGGCGCCCGTGGCGTTGAGGGTCAGCGGGGTGGGCTGGTTCTTGACCTGCAGGAAGTCCTTGGCCTTGGGCGAGACACCCTTGGCCCAGTACACGAGGCCCGCACCGGCTTCCACGATGATCGTGGCGCCGTTGGCGTAGGGACCGAAGACCGTCTGACCCGCGATGACGGTGCCCAGCAGCGCAGCACCCACGGGGAAGTTCGGGCTGTTGGGGTTGAGGTTCTTCTGGTAGACCTTGGCGTCCTGCGCCGTGGAAACGGCCAGGGAGCCGGCGGCCGCGACCACGATCTCGGCGCTGCCATTGGCGTAGATGATTCCGGACATGATTGATCCTTTCGTTGGGTTTCAGGGAGGGTAGAAGCGAGAGGCCACCAGGCGGGCAGCCTCTCGCGAATCGACTAGGTCTGGCTGAAGAGCATGATTCCGCTCATCTCAGGCTGCTTGTTGACCACGCCGAACATGGTGTCGAGGCGGTACTTGGTCTTCATGGTGTTGATGTCGTACTGCTTCTGCAGCACGAGCTCGATGCCCTGGTCGGTGCTGGCCTTCATGACGGCGGCGCCAGCGTCGGTGGGCACGGCATACCGGCCCGGGAGGATTTCGAGGGCGTCCTTCTGCCAGAAGCAGTTCACAGGCGCGGCCACGGTGTTCAGGAACACGAGGGCCGAGTTGCCGGCCTTGGTGTTGATGACGCAGTTCTGGTAGGCCAGCTCCTGGTCGGTGAGGCCCTGGCCAGTGATCATGGGCGGGGTGATGACCATCGTGGTGCCAGAGACCACCGAGACGACTCGGAAGGTCTTGAGCTGGCCGGTGTCGCCCTTGGTGATGTGGTGGACAGCGTTGAGGGTGGCGACCGTGAAAGCGTCACCAGCCACAACGTTCGCGGTGGAGCTGACCGTGATGGTCTGGAAGCGGTTGTCGACGTTGGCAGTCTCACCCGTGGTCGCGACACTGACCGACTTCGGGGTGTAGTAGTTGCCACCGGCGTCCAGGGTGGACATCGTGATGCCAGCGCCACCAGCGGCGGCCTGGAGGCGGTTCGCGTAGTCCAGCTTGTAGGTGTCGAAGCTGGCGACCATGCCGACGAAGGCACGCTCGTAGGCCTTCTCAGACTTCTGGTTCCCGAAGGAGCGGGTGGCCACGGCGAGGTTGGACGCCATGCCGTTGTAGTCCCGGGTGCTGAGGGCCAGGTAGCGGTCGAACTGCTGGACACCCTGCTCGTTCATGATCGCTTCGCACTGGGCCACGTCATCGAAGCCCGCGGCGGCGGTGGTGCGCTTGACGACCAGGCTGCCCTGGGCAGAGGCCACGTTCATCAGGGCCACGTTGATGTCGGAGGCCAGCTTCTGCTTCGCGGCCTCACCGAGACGGCCTTCCTTCAGGCTGTCGCGGAGCTCCGTGGCGGACAGGATCCAGGGGCTCGAGCGGTTGAAGCCGATGGTGGCGGGCACGGACAGCTGCATGCTGTCGTTGAAGTTCGTGGTCTGGTCCGTCCCGGAGAAGGACTGGGCCACGAAGGGCTGCGGGCGCCAGATGATGTTGGCGCTGCGCTCCATCTCGGTGGAGTTGGTGTTGTAGACGCTGACGTTGCGGGAGAGTACGAGAGCGTCCTGGAAGCCTTCGAGGATGCTCTCGAAAGCTACCCGCTCTTCCTTGGAAAATGCATTGCTCATGTTGGTTCCTTATCGGGTGGTTTTGGCGTCGCGCTGCTGCTGCTTGTACTGGTGGACCTTGGTGAAGTCCCCAGTCTTCGCGGCCTCTTCGCGCAGCCGGTCGAGGGTTGAGTCCACGGCCCCGGAGACGCCGCGGGCAGCGGCAATCCTTTCCTCGGGCGGTGGCGGGGCGGATTTCTTGCTGACTTTCAACTGGGCCTCCAGCTTGGCGACGGCGAACGTGAACTTGACGGCGTCCGTGATGCTGGCCAGCTTCTGGGCCTGCTCCGGGTTCTTGCCGAGGGCGTAGACCACCAGGGCGGGGTTCTCGGCCCCCTGGACGATGATTCCCTGCTGCGTGACGCTGAAGATGGTCTTCGCCTCGGCCTCAGCCTCATCGAAGTCCTTGAGCCTCAGGTCTGTCTTGGCCTTCACGTAGCTGTCGAGCTTGGCCTGCCACTCAGCCGCGGCCTTGGCCTCAGCGTCCTGGAGTCCCTTGACGTGCTCGTCGTGCTGGCGCTTCTTGTCGTGCCACTGGTCGAGGGTGGTGGCGAAGAGCTCCTCGTCGTAGTCGCAACTGGCAAGGGTGGGCTTCTCTGGCAGACCAGCAGGTTTGGGCTCCGCGGTCAGGGCCTTGAGCTTGTCCTCCAGCTCCTTGTTCTTGCGCACCTCTTCACGGTGCTTCTTGCGGAGCTCACGCACCCACTCGGGTGCCTTCTGCTCCTCCTCAACGGCGGGGTCCGGGGTTGCCGGGTCGCCGATCGTGACTACCAGCTCGCTTCCCTCGGTCTCCTGCTCAGCGGCTCCACCTTCGGCGTTCTCGTCGGTGGCCACGCCCTCAAGAATCTCGGGTTCGGCTGGGTCGTTCGTGGTGATGACGGTCATTGGGGCATTCCTGTCTGCTCGGGCGAGGGGGCGGCCGCCTGGTCTCCGCTTGGTGCTGGTTCTTCTGCGATCTGGCCCACGGCCTTGCCCAGCTGCTGGGCAACCGCCAGCGCGTGGTTCTGAGCGTCGATGCTCAGGGTGGACATGACCTTTTCGGTGTCAGCCTTCACCTTCTCGGTGTCGGCGACGATCTTGACGGTGTCGGCCTTGGCCTTGGTCGCCTTGGCCTCCTCGTTGGCGGCCATGCTGTTCATGAGCTGCGTCTGGGGGTCAGGCGGGGCAGTGGCGGCCGCGGCTGCCAGCATCTTCTGCTCGTCCTCGGTGGGCTTCACCACGCCCATCTTCACGAGCTTCATCCGGAAGTAGTCGCGCACGTCCCCGACGCCTTCGCCTTCCATGTTCATCATGATCATGGACTGCAGCACCTGCTGGGTCTCGGGGTCCTGGGTCAGGGCCATGACGTTCGTCAGGTTCCGGACGATGGTCTCCCGCTTGCTCATCGAGGAGGGGCCAACCTCCACAGCCACGTCCATCGAGGCGTCTGAGACGTCGTTGGTGATCTTCAGTTCGCCGGTCTCAGGGTCCAGGATCGGCTTGGCCATCTCCACGGACCCGGCCTCCCCGCGGTCCCCGATGGTCTTCATCTTCCGGCCCTCTTCGCCGCCGGGGTAGATGTCCTTGGCCATGCTGAGCCAGATCTCGCCAGACCGGCGGATCGCCTTGGCCATGTTGCTGATGTAGATGAAGGCCTGCATGTCCAGGCGGGTCTGAACCAACTCAATGGCCTTCCCGCTGATGTTGGAGACCATCTTGTCGGCGCCCTGAGGGTTCCCGAGGATCTCCTGCATGTCCTGCTCGGTGAGCTGCAGCAGGGCGGCCATGGCCGGCGGGATCTCTGGGGCCTTCGTGTAGGCCATGGGCCCGGCGGGGAGTTCGTTCCCGTTGGGGTCCGTCATGGGGTTCAGGAGCAGGTAGGGGTAATTCTTCAGGTTGTCGTCGGCCCACATCAGCTGGTGCCCGCTGATCTGCTGAGGGGTCAGGATCGGCTTGGAGACGCTGGACAGGGCGCTGATCTCGCCCAACTTGCTCAGCTGCATGTTCTTCAGCCGCTGGGGGTCCTTGGCCAGGCGCACGTGGCCCATGCACCGCTCGATGCCGTCCACGAACCAGCGCTTGCCGAACATGGGCACGACCGGAATGCACTTCCCGGCGATGCGGCCGCAGTCCTCGAGGACCTTCCCGCCGCTCATGATGTATTTGTGGACCTTCTTGGTCTTGAGCTTCTTCTCGGAGATCCGCACCCACCCGGTGGCCAGCAGCTGGGGCTCGATGTCCTCGTCCTCGTCCAATTCGCTGGCGAGATAGACGTCCTCATCCCCGGTGAGGCTCTTGAACGTGATCGCCACGTCCTTGACCTCTTCGATCCGGTAGTACTCGGCCAGGTTGACCACGTCGGGGGTGACCCAGTCGAACTGGCCACCCGAGAGGTCAGCCTTCGGCCAGCTGGCGGGGTCGTCCTTGTATTCCTCCTTGTAGGCCGGAACGGTCATGGAGGACAGCACAAAGCAGTGCTTGGCGTCGGCCTTGTCCTGTCGCTTGGCATCCAGGTCGAAGAACACACAGGAGTCGGCGTCGTAGATCGGTTCGAACCGGATCCGCTGCCTCGGGTCTTCGGGGTCCTCGTCGTTCTCGTAGGTCGCCCGCAGCCGCCAGGCCCCGATGCCACCGCCCACACCTTCCTCGAAGGCGTTGTCGTAGGCCTCCTCAGCAGCGCTGTCCTGCTCGTCGGCCCGGTAAAGGCCCACGCAGGTGTCGGCCAGGCCCGTGTCCTCAGCCCCGTCCTTGGGGATGAAGGAGACATCGATCCGGTTGTTCCGGTATTCGTTGAAGATCCGGATCACGGCCAGGTGGACCTTGTTGACTTCGAACTTCGGCTTGTTCTCGAACTGCTCGCCCAGGTTGCCTTCCCACTGGGCCCCGGCGATGGAGTAGAACCGGCGGTCCTCCAGGCACTGCTGGCGCTCCTCGCGGACAGCGGTCTGGATCTCGTTGAACTGGCGCAGGGCCGTCTCGTGGACCGCCTTCAGCCGTTCTTCCTTCGTGGGTCGGGACATCATGACCACCTGTTCATAACGGGCAGAGGAACGGCCTGCTTCTCGGTCTTCTTGGGCAGCACGATCCCGCCGAACAACTCAGCCAGGACCCAGATCCAGGCGTCCGCGCGGTTCGGGGACTTGCCACCGAGGTAGCCACTGGTTGAGAAGGCGGTGAGCTCGTCCTCCAGCTCGTGGAAGTCGCCGACGTGGCGGATCTTCCCCTGCTCGTAGAGGGCGCTGAAGGGCTCAGCCCGGACAGCCTTGGAGCGGGTAGCGCTCACGGATCGGTAGGGGGTGCGAGACCGGGCGGTCTGGATGGTCGCCTTGACCATGGCCCCTCCGTAGTTCTCCTCGCCCACGACCACGTCCGCCTGGTGTCGGTCGAAGGCCTGCGTGGCGACCCGGGCCCAGGTGGCGGGGCCAGCCTTGACCGTGCAGTCCTCCAGCAGGTAGGCGTTCCCGTCTGTTCCCAGGCCGCCGACGCAGATCCCGATGGCGTCGTTGTCCGGGGAGTCCCCGTCAGCTCCGGAGGGGTCCACGCCAACCACGACCCGCACGAAGTCGGGCAGCTTGCCGTCCGTCACCCGCCACTTGTCGAAGTCCTCGTCGTGGAACAGGGCGTTCGGGGTGGCGTCAGCGAACTCACCCTTGAGGAACCGCTTCTGCAGCCGCGCGGACAGGCCAAGCAGCGTGTCCAGGTAGTCCTTGCTGATGTTCTCGGTGTTGTCCTCTGGGTTGATCTGGAAGAATGTGTAGTCGTCCGGGTTCGGCAGGGGCTTCTTGGTCTCGGTGTCCCGCTTCTCCACGAAGAGTGAGTAGGTCCAGTGGGCCTTGGAGGGCGGGTTCTCGTCGTAATACATCCGCGGCTGCAGCCTGACCGGCGGCCGGCCCTGGATGATCTGGTCCACCTGCTGGGCCAGGCGGGTCACGGCCAGGTCCCGGGAGCCTCGGGGGATCTGGGAGGCCTCGTTCAGGTAGATGGTGCAGAACTCCATGCCCAGGATCTTCTCGGTGCGCTCCTTGTCATCCAGGCCGCCAAACCAGATCTGGCTCCCGTTGTCGAACTCGGCGAACCAGTCGGACTTGTCCATCCGGAACGTCACGCCGGGGAAGGCGAGTTTCATCACCTTGGGGAAGGTGTCCAGGACGACCGAGGCCTTCACCGCGTTGAACCGGAAGCGGAGGATGGCGTGGCGGCTCATGGGGGCCTTCAGCGCCCGCATGACCACGTTGCGCACCAGGAGGAACGTCTTTCCAGACCGGGAGCCCCCGAACAGCATGATGTGCGTTGCAGGGCCTGCGAGAACGGCTTGAGCCTCCGTCTGGCGCGGGGTCAGTTTCATAGGCGCTCGTCCACGCCAGAGGCGACCACGGTCACGGTGCCGCTGTGCTCAACCTTGTCGGTGAACATCTTCAGGTGCTTCCCGAGCAACTCCTGGGCCCTCAGGGCGCCTTGCGCGTCGAACTGGAACACCTGGGCCAGGATCTCCTCGCCCGTTTCGGGGTCCGTGATCTCCTGGGTGAGCCGCTTCCGGTCCCTGCCCTTGCCGATCATCACCGGGTCGCGCTGTAGGCACCGTTGGCCAATCTCGATGATGTTCTTGAGCACGGTGTCGGACGTGATCTCGACCCGCTTCCGTCGTTCATCCATGGCCGCCTGGATAGCAGACGCCAGCACAGTATTCCTCAGTAGTTTTGAAGCGTTGACCTCAACGGTCCGGCCCTTCCCTGCATAGCCAGCACGACGGTAGGCGGCCGATGCGTTCAGGTCGATCAGGTATTCCCTAACGAAGGCGGCCTGCTTGGGGGTCAGGGGCTTGCTGCTCACCGAGGCCCCCCGGGATTCTTCATGGCCTCAAGGAGATCCTTCAGGCTCTTGGCGCCGGATCCGGTGAGGGTGATGGCCGGGTCGGTCTTCTCGTAGGGGCAGTCATCGTGCGGGCAGGCATCGGAAGCGCGACGAAGGCGCAGGGCCTCCAGGTCGCTCTTGTGCTGAATTTGCGTCACGAACTTGTCGGACAGGCTGGTGATGCTCTCCCTCAACCCCTCTACCGACTCCTGGAGCTTGTCGATGTGGTCGAACCACTTCTTGGCAGCGAATCCAATCACAGCCAGCAGGGTCAGGAACATGGCCCCGAAGAAACTGATGATGATGGAGGACATCAGAGCAACACTCACTGGAGTCTCCCGGCGACATAGCCGAGGGCAGACCCAACGGCAAAACCCTCGATGCGACCGCGCCACTTGGAGGTGGTCACGGCCTGCTTCCATGCACGGGTGGCTTCCGCCTGAGCCATGGCTTGGCGTTCCCGCGCCTCGGCCGTAGCCTTCCATTCGTTCCGTGAAACAACGAGGGCCGCTATTTCAGCCTTCTGGCCTTCGATAAAATAGGCCTGGGCCTGAATGACCTCAGCGTCCTTGGTGATTACCGCGTCGCGCTCGGCTATCCCAGCCTTAAGAACTTCCAGAGGTTCGTCCCCAAGAACGGGACCGGGGTCACCTTGTCCGGGCTTTTGGTTGGCGGCCAGTTTTCGAAGGAGCGCATTACGCTCCGCAATGACCCGATCCAGATCCTGCTTTTGACGGTCCACCTTGGCCTTAAGGTCTGCCGCCAGTGCGTCCGATGTCTGGGCCTGGGCCTGATGGGCATTCGCTTCCCCCTGGTGGATCGCGGATTGGGTCTCGGCCTGGGTGCCCTGCCTCTGCCGGCACGAGTCCGCCCCGATGAGCGACACCAGAACCGCCAAGATGGCGCACAGTCCGTAGGCCGCATATCGGGGGGTCACTTGGCGCCCCCACTGGTCGATTCGCTTCCCGGCGCAACTCCAGCGGGGGCAGGTGAGGCCGAGGCCTCTACGGACTTGCCGGTCTTGTAGACCCAGCCAATGAGACCGCCCAGCGCCAGGCAGACCGTGCTGATCTCTCCCGCCACCGCACGGCCACGGAAGGCCGCCACAGACAGAATCAGGAGCGCAAGGCACAGAGAGACGCAGGCGAGAATAGCTACCAGGGCATGGGTGCGCTCGTTGCCCTTGTTCAGGAGGCGCAGGCCGAGGTTCATCCCGCCACCTGCGGGGCATCCTGGATCGTCAGCCAGACCTTCTCACCCTTGTCCAGGGCCTCCTGGACCATCTGGAACAGCTGCGGCAGCATGACCGAGCCGCCACGGATCCGGTCAGGTGTGACTACCACGGAGCCCACCAGGATGCAGCCCAAGGTGTCATCGGCATCGTTGCCGCTGTGGATCCGAATGCCCGTGAAGAAGGGGACACCCTCCACGAGCAGCATCTTCTTCTGGAACTTCACGCTCCAGGTGATGTCCACGGGGTAGCGGCCAGCAGGGATCGCGGTCTTCCCGTAGATCTTGCCCTCGCCATGCTCGCCTAGGTCCCGAACGGGATCCTCGAGCGTGTGGCAGAACGGGCGGCCGTCAACGTCAAGATTCCCCAGCGTGGCCAGGGCGCTCGACTGTTGACGGGTGAGGGACAGTTCCAAACAGGCACCAAGGGCAGGGGGCTCTTGGTTAGGTGGGTCTGCACGGTGCGCATCCCTTGGCTCTGGTTTGGCTCCCCCTGCTCTTCAAGACTCATGTGGGGCTGTTATGGGGTCACTAGTAGACAGCTGGAAAACCTTTACCCCGCTTGGTTTTTCCAGAAGTAGACCGTGCTCAGCGCCACGCCGTGACGTCGTGCCACGTCCTTCATGTCCCCGGACGGGTCCTCCCGCACGGCCTGCCGCCTCTCCCGGCGCTCGGTCTTCCTCCGGAGCCCCATCAACTCGGGGTGCCAGATCTGCTTCCCGCCAGTGATTTCGGCCAGGCCCTCGATGATCTCATCTGAGGCGCCCAGGCTGCGGAGGATTTGGTAGACATCGCCGACCACGTCTCCGGCCCTGCGGCTACGTTCGGAGGCTGACGCGTTTGCGGTGGCGTTCAAAAGTGGACAGTTCATGCGGCGCTCCTTAGAAATTCCTCGCACTCATCCGCGGCACGGGGCGGGAGTTCCATTCCACGCTCGAGCGTCTCTGCGAGGACATAGGTCAGAAAGTCCCTGAAGTCGCGCTTGCCCATGGTGCTGGTCCTGAAGCCCAGGGGGATCAGTTCTCCGTCCAGGCCGATGGCAAAGTCAGGGCGCTTCCCATGGTTCTTCCGGAACCCAGCCAGGAGGATCGTTTTCCAGGTCTCGCGCGGCGCCTTGCCCTCACGCCCGTTGATGACCAAGGTCTGGTTCTTCTCCCAGAGCATGAGCAGAGGCCAGAGCAGGCGGTTCTGTTCCTGGGACCTGGTTTCTTCCTGGATGGTGACCACATACCCATCAGGGGCTGTCTTGATCGCTTCCCAGCAGTTCCGCCTGGCGGGATGGGGAAGAGGTTGGAGGATGTAGGGGCCGAAGTCGCTCATGCCGCCTCCCCGCCCTTGAGCCGTTCCAGGGTTAGGTCCAGCAGTCTTCGTTCCGACCCATAAAGCCATTTGAACGTGGCGGGCGCAAGGTGGAAGGAACTGAACCCGGTGCGATGGTGGAAAGAACAGAGCGGGATGGCCTCGTGATCCCCCGCCTTCTGGCCCATGCCTACCCCGTCTCGAATGTGGTGAGCTTCGGTCGGGGTTGTTTGTGCCAGGTTGTTCAGCTCGCAGGCGATGCAGGGCAGGCTGCGGACACGGGCGAGGTGCGCGGGGTCTTCCACCCGCCCCGCCTTGATCCGTGGCGCTGGGGTGCCTTTCCGGCGGGGCGTGGCCCTCTTGGGGTTGATCCTGGTCCGCTTCATGCGACCGCCTTCAGGGCTTCCTGGATCCACATCAAGGCCAGTCCCGAATGGATCTGCTTGGTGTCCACCGGGAAGACCTTCCAGCCGGCCAGCTGGGCGATAACCGTCTTCGCGCAGTCCCGGTTGATGCCCATGCCAGTGGAATGCCCTGACCTGTCCTTGGCGAATGTCCCGCCCTGGACCTCGATCAACAGGGAGGCCGAGGGCACGGCGAAGTCAAATCGGAGTTTCCGGCCTGGGATCGCCTCGAACTCTTCCACGAAGATGATCCCCGCCGCCTTCATCTGCCATGCAAGGGTGGCCTGTAGGTTGCTCATAGGCTCACCCCCGGGCGGTGCCCATGCGCCTGGACCGTGTCATGGGTGGCAAGCGCCTTGGCCCTGCCTTCAGAGACTCCACTCACGACCATGATCGAAAACCGCTCATCCAGGAGGTGGTCCCAGTCGGCCCGGGTCAGTTGTGGTTCCAACCTAGATTGAGGTTCCTTCCTGGTACAGGCAGAGGCAGAAGCAGAGGCAGAAGCAGGACCGGCCACCAGTGGCACCAAATTGCCACCAGTGGCAAAAGTGGCAGAAGGTTGCAATGTGTTACTCATCGTTACCACCCCGCTTCCCTGCGCGGCGGTTCCGCTCGTACTCAGCCCGGCTTCCGTCCTTGGCCTGGCAGCGTTCCCGATAGGCGGCATAGTTCAAGATTCGCCAGCCGCCAGTGACCACCTCCACCCGGCGCCCATCGTTATCGGGTGTCCGGCTGTATGGATCCGGAGCAGTCAGGCGCTCAATGGCGTGTTCCATCTCCGGGATCGTTACCCGCGAGACGTGAGCGAACCCAGGGATAGAACCCTCCACGTACCCATTGGCATCCGTGAGGGCCAGCATGGCGAACCAAACCCGCAGGGTCTTGTCGTCCTCACACCACACGGAGCTGGTGACGATGGAACTGAAGAGTTTCGAGTAGCCGGCCATCAACCCACCTCTTTCAACTGCGCATCAGCCCAGTCCGTCCCGACCATGGGGGGGATCAGCACGTCCACCTGCAAACCCTGCCGGACCAGGCGGTGGGCCAGGGTGTAGGCAGCGTCCTGCCCGGTGAAGTTCGAATCGTTGTCCCCGAAGACCGCCACGGACTTGACGCCAGCGGGTGGCTCCCAGGTCTTCATGCCGTTGGCGTTCAGGGCGCTCCAAACGGGCAGGGAGAAGAGCTTCGAGCTGCAGATGGCCGTCTCTATGCCCTCGGCCACGCCCAATCGCTCCTGGACCCCTCCCAGGCGTACCTGGGCGCATTCCCCGAGTACCATCCGGACTGGATCCACGGCTGCCTTCCGGCCCTCGGGTGTCAGGTAGGTCCGGTGGATCCCGACCGCCTTCCCTTCGTTGGGGCGCAGCAGCGCCAGCATGGCGGGATGGTTCTGCCCGTCCATCGTGTGCCTCAGTTCCGGGTGGAAGCGCAGATCCTCGAGCACTGCCGAGGGATCACCGCAGCGCCGCTCCAGGTAGAGCCACACTGGATCGCCTGGCTGCACGGGCTTCGCGTCCGTCCAGAGCTTGATCAGGATCCGGCGCTTGTCGTCCTCGGTGCGCTGGGCCTTCTGCTGGGTCACATGCACCGTACCCAGGATGGAATCCACCCAGGCCGCGGCCTTCTCGAAGGGCTTCAGGTTCTTGAACTCCATGAGCAGTTTGAATCCCGACCCGGGCCCGCACTGGCTGCAGTAGTAGGTCCCGTCCCCCTCCAGGTCATCGAACCGGAAGCGGTCCTTCCCGTCCCGGCAGAGTGGGCAGGGCCCGTGCTCGTTCTTCAGGTAGGACTCATCCAGTCCGGCCTGCAGTAGGATGCCCCGCCACTTGCCGCGGGCGGCGTCCCTGGTCTTCTCCATGGTGACGCTCATGAGGCCCTCCGGTTGTGGAAGGCGATCTGAAGGGACTTGATCTTGCCGACCACGTGGCGGGTGGGCTCGACCACAGGGGCCGTATCCACCTTGAACTCGTGCGGAGGCCATGCCCCGGTCATCTCGCGGTAGAGGTGCGCAGCGCGGCCCTGCTGCTTCTCGGGTGCGCTGTGGGTGCGGGCGTAGGTCGCCAACTGGGCCCAGAGGTGGGCGGCGTCCGGCGCCAGCTTCTTCCCGTTGAGGGTGATTTCCTGCATCTCGCCCGGCAGGTGCTGAACCAGGCTCTGGGGCGCGGGCTCGTACCCACACCGAACACAGCGCTTGCCCATGGGGGTGTAGGCGCACTTGGGACAGGCCTTGGGCTCCTTCTCCTCATCCTGGCGGACCGCCTTGTCCAGCTTCTCGCCGTCGTCCAGCTTGTCCAGGCCGTTGAAGAAGATCTCGGAGTAGTCGTCAGCGAAGCGAATGATGTTCCCCGAGAAGTCGAGGAGGATGCACTCGGTCTTCCCGGTCTCAGGTGAGCTCCGGAGTCCCCGCCCCCACATCTGAATGGCGGTGCTGAGGCTCTTGCGGAGCGGCCGGCAGTCACAGACGCACCCCACGTCCGGAACGTCGAAGCCCTTGGCCAGGGCCTCCACGCTCACCAGCACCCGCAGGTAGCTGTCTGGCTTGCGGTAGTCGTCCAGCAGGGCCTTGCGCTCGTCTTCCTTGGTCTCGCAGGTGAACATGGCCGCGGGGATTCCTGCCTCGTTGAATTGCTTGGCAATCTCGGCACAGTGGTTGATCGTGGCTCCAAAGACGATGGTCTTGAGGCCCAGGGCCAGGCGGTTCCACTCGGAGACCACATCGCCCACGAGGACCAGTTCCCGCTCCTCGGCCGCCCGGTCCGTCCACTCCCCGCCGGAGGTCTCCGCCCCGCTCATGTCCGGGCGCCTGCAGCTGAAGACCCGCATGGGGACCAGCACACCCGAATCCGTGAGGCTGGCCATGGTGGCGGCGTTCACGAGGTTGGTGAAGATTCGGCCCAGGCCAGCGCTGAACGGCGTGGCGCTGAGGCCCACCACCATCGCCTTGCAGTCGGCGGACGTGACGAAGTCCACCCAGCTTTTGTACTGGGTGTGGCACTCGTCCACGATCAGCACGTCCACCTCGGGCCAGCCTCGGCGCATCAGGGTTTGCAAGCTGGCGATCTGGAATTGCTTCCGCAGGTCCAGCCGCGGGTGGTCCGCCATGATGATCGAGTGGTTCCCCAGTCCGTAGCGCGTGGCCGTCTCGCTGGTCTGCAGAATCAGGGTCCGGCGGTCGCAAAGGAACATGGCCCGCTTGCCCTTCTTGATGGCCTCGGAGATCACGCGCATTCCCAGGAAGGTCTTCCCGGCGCCGGTGGCGGCCATGATGCAC